GAGTACTTTGAGGTCGTATTTTAAATTCTGACCTACTTTGGTTATCTTTTCATTCTCAAAAAACGGACGAAAAGTATTCAGTAGCGCTGTAGCTTCTTCTTTATCTACAGGAAATGGTACATAATAGCCTTTGTGTGCCGTCCAACAGAAGGAAATACCTACTAATTCAGCTTCGAGAGCATCAATAGCAGTTGTTTCGGTATCAAAACAGACTTCTGTTTGCTGCAATAGCGATTGTAGCAGTAATTGTTGTGCCATTGGGGTATCTGCCAGCTGGTAGTAATGAGGGGTATTGGCGGCGGGGTTCTTCTCTATCGGCGGATAACCGGCGAATCCAGGTCCTACCCCACAGGCGGCGGGTTCCGTACCGCCCGGCGAACATCCGCCCGATCGGGTTCCATGGAAAACGGCTGTCGAGCTGCGATGGGGTTAAGCCGGTGCTGGGTCCGGGCGAATGCAGCGAGGGCTGAGATAGCCCCGAGGGACGTGAAGGCGAGGGAGACCCAGAAGACGACGGCGATGAAGTAAAGAAGCGTGTGAAGTCCTTTCCCCGATTCCCCTGGACAGTCCGACTATACCTCGGCCTCGCCCTCTCGTCGAGTTTGCGCGTACCTCTCACAGCCGGTAGACTCCCCTCATGAGCCGATACACCGCACACGAGAGGAGAGACATGACGTTTCACGTGCATTTCATCTGGGCGCAGTCCGCGTCCGGGATCATCGGGGTCAACGGGAAGCTGCCGTGGCACGACCGAGGGGACCTGCAGCATTTCAAGGACATGACGACCGGAAAAACGGTCATAATGGGCCGGAAGACCCGACAATCCCTGCCGCAGCGCAATAAGAAGCTGCCGAACAGGACGAATATCGTGCTTAGTCGGACGATGAAATCGACCGAATCGATTAAAGCCGTGGCGAGCCCGTATGCGGCGATAGAGCAGACCATTGCAGAGGGCGAGGATGAGGCGTGGGTGATCGGCGGCCACGAGACGTTCCAGGCGTTCATTACAGCTCACGACCTGGATCGGCTGTCGTTCAGGCTGGACGCTTACGTCTCCGTCTTAAATGTGGACGACGGGATTCAGCCGATAACCGCACAGGATGACGTGACATGGGCGCCTGCGCTGGACGACCGCTGGGTGCTGCTGTACGACCGCATGGCGGGGCCTAGACGGCGCCTGCAGAAGTATGTTAAGGTGTTCAGGTAAGCTCCTTTCTCTCAGGACCCCGCCGGGTGAGCGCTATGCCCCGGCGGGGTCTGCTGTGTGCGTGGTAACATTCCTCTTAAGCCTGACTAGAGAGGGAGTTTCATGAGAATCGACGTTCAAACGAGCCGCTTAGCCACCGCTAACGGGTCGATTGCGACGCTCAGCGGCACGCTGCCCCACCTCGACCTGGACGTAGCGCTGGCCAAGGGCGTTCGGGCCGTGTACCTGACGGTGTTCACCGATGCAACGGAGACGAAGGTGACGGCGCTCAATACCGAAGGCGGCACGTTCTGCGTGACTGTCCATGCCGCGGACAAGCGGCCTACCGTGAAGGTGTGCGATCCGCTTGAGGCGCCGGTGGTGGTCCGGTACAGGGGCTGTGATGGCCGCGACTAAGAAAACGACGAAAAAGAAAAAGGACCGAGCCCCCGCACAGAGCAAAACGGCGTCCAAGGAGCTGGTGAAGAACGACAGGGATCGCTTAGCGATCCAGAAGTCGACCGGCAAGCTGGCGATGGACGACAGGCGGCTGCTCACCCTCGCACAGGCGGGGGCCAGCCCCGCCGAGATGTCTGAGGAGCTCGGCCTGCCGGCGGAGACGTGCCTCGCCCGTGTGCGCGCTATGCTGAAGCGCAACGACGTGTGGACGAATCTCGAACGCCAACAGATGCTGATCGCCGACATGTACGACTTGAAGACGCGCGCCTTCGACTTTCTGGAGCGGTGCTTCGAGTCGGACGAGATAGCCGCTCGGCACATCGAGGCGGTCAACAGCGTGCTCAAGCAGCTGGGAGACCGCCTGGATAAGGTGAAGGAGTACAACGACGAGGAAGAGGCCCGGGTTACGAAGCAGCAAACCCGGCTGATCCTCGATCTGGTGGAGGACGCCTGGGAGCGTGTGCGCATTCACATCGCTCAGGCTTATGCGAACAACCAGCTGCTCGACCCGGAGGCGATGGACGAGGTCTTCTACCAGGCGCTGAAGGAGGCCCATGCTGATCAAAGCTAGCGCGATCGACAGCGCTATCGCCACCGTCAAGGCGCACAGGAGGCAGGACAGCTTCAAGTCCGACCCGGTGGGTTGGGCTCAGTATATGCTGGGCACGGATGAAGGCACTCTGTGGAGTAAGCAGCGGGAGATCGCCCGGGCTGTGGTGGAGAACAACTCGACTGCGGTGAAGGCCGGCCACGGCGTGGGCAAGTCCCGGCTGATGGCTGTTCTCATCTGCTGGTGGGTGGACACCCGCTACCCTCATTGCTACGTGATTTCGACGGCGCCGTCGATGGCGCAGGTGCAGGACGTTTTGTGGCGCGAGGTTATGCAGCTGAAGGATATCGTGGAGCGGCGCTTCGAGGAGGGGCTCGTCGACCACAAGCTCCCCGGGCGCATCACGATGGATGTGCAGTGGAAGGATGACGTTACGAAGCTCCCGCTGGGCCGTGGAAGGAAGCCGCCGGACAACCTGGGAGGAAACTCCTTCCAGGGCATCCACGGCGACGTGCTGGCGATCGGCGACGAGGCCTGCGGGCTCTCGGGCGAGCTGATCGACGCCCTGGCGAACATCACGACGAATGAGGCGTCCAGGCGTGTGCTCATCGCGAACCCCACGGACCCGATGAGCTACCTGGGCAAGATCTTCAAAGAAGAGATGGAGAACTGGAAGCGCATGTCCATCTCCGTCTTGGAGAGCCCGAACTTCACAGGCGAGCCGATGCCGAAGAATGTGCTGCAGAAGCTCACCGGTCCTTCCTACGTGGAGCAGAAGAAACAGGAGTACGGCGAGGACAGCGCTCGGTTCAAGGCCCGCGTGCTGGGCGAGTTCGCGTTCGACATCGAGGATTCGCTGATCCTTCCGGGCGATGTTGAGACAGCGTGTCTCACCGAAAGGGAGAAGATCGGTCGGCCGGTGCTGGGCGTAGACGTAGCGCGCTTCGGAGCGGACCGATCGGTAGTGTACCTGTGCGTCAACGGGGTTGTGCGCTTCGTCGATTCGTGGGCGAAGACGGATTTGGTGCACAGCGCACAGCGGGTGCACGACCTGGCGCTCCGAGAAGGCGCACACGCCGTGGCGATCGACTGCGACGGGATCGGCGGCGGGATGTTCGACATCCTCAACTCATATGCCAATCGCACATACGACATTCTCGCTGTGCGAGGATCCATGTCAAGCCCCGACAGGGGTCGGTGGCACAACTACCGCTCCTACATGTGGGACTCGTTCCGCTATCGGTGCCGCACAGGCGAGCTGGACCTGGACCCGCTGGACATCGACCTGCACGACGAACTGCTGTCCGTCGGCTACTCGTACAATACGATGTCGGGTGGGCTCGTCCTGGATTCTAAGGACAAGCTGAAGAAGGACGTCGGCAAGTCGCCCGACTTGGCCGACGCAGCGGTGTACGCTGCCATAACAGACCAGAACATACGCGACGCCATCCAACAGGAGACCGTGTTCTCCGACGCGGGGGACATGATGGACGGCGACGAAGACGACTATCTACACGAAATGGGGGAGACTTTTGGATTCCAACGCATACTCGTTTAGCGACGAGGGTATAGCGTTCATCAACGAGGCGCAGAGGTCCTACCTCCTGGACGAGGGCGCCAACTGGGTGAGCTACGCCGACGACAAGGGCCTGACGCTGGCCTTCATCCATGAGGTTGTGCGAGGTCTTAGGGATATGGCCCGGGACCACCCGCTGCATAAGCGAGGCGCACAGCTGAGGACGAGCTACATCTTCGGCGACGACTTGGTGTTCAGCGACACCTCTTCGAAGCTGGACAAGTTCATTAAGTCGGAGTCTGCGCAGAGGACGCTGTTCTCTGCTTCAGCGATGGAGAGCCTGAACTTGGAGCGGTTCTGTGCGGGGAATGTGTTCCTGTTCCGCGAGGTACACACGGACAAGCTGACGCTCGTCCCCGTGGAGGAGATCGAGGAGATCGTACGCGACTCGTTCGATTCGTCCGTTGTGAAGTATGTGCGTCGCACATGGACCCCGGACGGGCAGAACACGATCAGCCAGTGGTTCCCGACCGCCGAATATAGGCGGAGTGTTCAGCGGTTGAGGAAGCCGCCGAACACGGCCTACGAGGTGAACGGCGGCTATGTCGTATACATCCTGTCCTCCGGTAGACATGCGGGGCATGCATTCGGTGCGCCGGATTCGCTGGCCGCAGCACTGTGGAGCGTCGCCTACTCGGGGTATCTACGGGATTCTGCACGGCTGTCGAAGGCTCTGTCGAAGATCGCGTGGGCGATCGTCAACAGCAACAACCAGGGCAAACGGCAGTCCGCTGTGGAGATCTCGAACCGCGGCGACGTAGTCGGAGCTACGGCGAGCTTGGGACCGAACCAATCCCTGGCCGGCGTGGGGGTCCCGAGCGCGCAGGTGAACTACGGGAACGGCCAGCCGCTGGCGGCCCTTGTGGCGGCGAGCTTCGGCATCCCTGTTATCGCACTGTTGTCGTCACCGGGTGCGACGGGTGGTTCCTACGGGGCTGCGACGACGCTGGACAGGCCGACGATCAACGGCTTCAAGCTGGAGCAGCGTAAATGGCGTGATTTCTTCAAGCAGGTGATGATGGACGTGGACCCGTCGGTGAAGGACGTGGACATCAAGTTCCCATCTATCGAGCAGGACCCCACCTATCGTGCTTTGCAATCTCTCGCTACGTCTATGTCCACCGGGGCCATCCATCAGGACGAATACCGTCAGGCCGTGCTCAATCTGCTCGCTGTGCCCGATATCCACGGTGACGAACTGCCCGAGCCGAACGATTTTCTGAAGAGTGGTAATGTGTCTGGTGGAGACGACGGCGATGCTGTGCGTGACCCGGTGGCACGCCGAGGCAACCAGGGCGCCGTTCCCGGCGGTTTCAACCAAGGAGACACCGAAGATGAAGATCAGTGAGAGCACGAACACCAGCGTCCTAAAACCCGTTAAGGGAACGCGCAAGTGGCTTGTGCGACTCATAACCGAGGGTCAGGGCTCGACCGGCGTCTACACGAAGGAAGCGCTGCAGGGCAGTTTCGCCGAGGCGTTCCCAGTCGGGACGCACATGTACATCGACCATGCCACCGAAGCCGAGACCGATGAGCGCCCTGAGGGGACGTTGACGAAGCTGGCGGCTGTGATCGCCGAGACCCCTCATTGGCAGGACGCTCCGGAACCTGGGATGTATGCGACGATCGAAGTGGTCGAGCAGTGGGCGCCCTTCATCGAGCAAGTATCCGACATCATCGGCGTGTCGATTCATTGCGGTGCGACGCTGGTGCAGGACGACGATTTGGTGACGGCCGGTGAGCCCACGCCGCCTGTGATAGAGTCGTTCATACCGTCGCCCGTTAATTCCGTGGACTTCGTCACAGTTCCCGGTGCCGGCGGGCGCCTCGTCGAGGCGCTGGAGTCGTTCAAAAACGGAAATGTTATTATGGACGGTAGCAACAAACACAATTCCGAAAGGAAGAGAATGGACACTGAGTTCAAGGAGGCCCTGGAGGCCCTGGACACTAAACTCTCCGCTCTCGTCGAAGCCCTCGCCGATAAGGCCAAGAAGAAGGGCGAAGAGGACGAAGAGGACGCCAAGAAGGCCAAGGAGGAAGAAGAGGACAAGGCCAAGAAGGCTAAGGAGGCCATCCTTGCTCTCGCCGACTCCGACCTTCCCGAGGTTTCCCGTGTGCGGGTCGCCGAGGCCATCGCCCGCGGCTATGACGCTAAGACGATCATGGATCGCGAAACCAAGCTCGTCGAATCCATCCGCGAGAGCCTGTCGGGCGGTTTCGCCCCCGAGCACGTGCCCTCCGGTAAGAGCGCCGACGACTTCGAAGCCGAATTCGCCAAGCTGACCTGGTAAGGAGACTACCGCATGGCACAGAATCACGTCAAGGGCGGGGACACCTACGAAGTCCTGGTGGACGCCGCCGTCAAGTCGGGCGACGTCGTCGCCGTCGGCAAGGTCGGGGCCGTTGCCCTCACCTCCGCCACCCCCAAGGACGACAACAACTTCTATTCGACTCTCGCTTTCGAAGGCATCGCACACCTCGGTCTGGACGGATCCGTCAAAGTCGGGGATATCGTGACGATCGACGGCGCCACCGAATCCGGCAAGGCGGCCAAGCCCGAGATCGCGGCCGACCCGAAGGGAAAGATCGTCGTCGGCTTCGTGCTCAACCCGTTGTCGAGCGCATCTACCAAGTACGCCGTCAAGCTCACCCAGGCTTGGCTCTAAGGAGGATATCTACATGGCGATCAACAAGAGGGAAGCCTACAAAGCGGGTATCCTTCTGCACAGGGCCCTCCACGCGGACGACATCCGTGTGCGCAACTCGGCCCGCAAGGACCTGAGCGAGGCCATCACCACCTCGGACCTGCCGGTCAACCTCGGCCCCACCATGAACAAGATCATGCAGGGCGAGTACGAGCAGGTTCCGTCCAACTGGCGTGAGTGGGCCGACACCCTCGAAACCCCCGATTTCGAGACCGTGCCCTACTTCAGCTTCGACTTCACCGACGATAACGTTCCGATTCGCAAGGATGGCAAGGGCTACGTCGCACAGGGGCTTCCTGCAGTCGGGGAGCTCGGTGAGTACCCGATCCTCGGCCTGAAGGCGGAGCAGTTCAAGCTGAAGCTCGCCAAGGCCGGTGTCCAGATCCCGCTCTCCTGGGAGACCCTGAAGCGCTACGGAGCCGACTGGAACCTGATCCCCCGGATCACGAAGGAGCTCGGCCGCCGCGCCGCCAACCAGGAGCCCATCGAGGCGCCCCTGCAGCTCGGCCCGCCGACGGGCCTCAACACGACA